CCCTAGAGGACATGAACCCGGCTGACGACGGCGATGTGATGTTGCAGTCAGTCCAGTGGCAGGGCGGCGCTGTGCGCGACAAGGTCGAAGCAGTCGGCGCTTTGGTGCGTGCCGGATACGACCCGACGAAGGCACTGGAGGTCGTGGGCCTGCCCGCAATCCCGTACATGGACGTGCAGCCAGTCACAGTCAGGCCGGTCAACGCAGCGGGCACGCAGATTGCACCGGCCGACCCCAACGCGGAGGACCCGCAGTGACCAACGCGCCGCCCAATGCTGGCGGCATAGACGAGACCGACGAGGCCGCGCAGAGCGGCCTTTCTATTGGAGGTGCAGAGTGACCGAGCGCCGCTACACATCCGGTGTCATCGAGGTGCGGAGCGGCGGCGACGCCATGACCATCGCCGGGCACGCCTCAGTCTTCGATACGCCGTACGACCTCGGCGGCTTCCGCGAGCAGGTCGCCCGCGGAGCCTTCAAGAAGTCGCTCAAAGAGGGTGAGGTCGCCGCCCTCTGGAACCACGACCCGAACATCATCCTCGGCCGCAAGAAGTCCGGCACCCTGCGCCTCTCCGAAGACGACGTCGGCCTCGCCTACGAGATCGACATGCCCGACACGCAGGCCGCCCGTGACCTCTACAAGCTCATCGAGCGCGGCGACGTCTACCAGTCCAGCTTCGCCTTCGAGATACAGCGCGAGGAGTGGACGCAGCCGGAAGACGACTCGGCCGAGTTGCCGCTGCGCACCATCCGACAGGTCCGGCTCTGGGACGTGTCGCCCGTCACCTACCCCGCCAGTTCCGCGACGGACGTGGACATCAAGCGCGCCGTCCGCTCGCTCGCCGACGCGCTCGGCATCTCTGACACCAAAGCCACCACCGTGCCCGATCTCTGGGCACTCAGACAGCACGAGGCCACCACTGAGGCGCAGGCAGTCGCGCAGCCTTCCGAGGCACCCGACGCCACCCCTCCACAGGAGCCGAAGCGACAGACCTACCACTTCGGAATCTGACAAGGAGGCTCACAGCATGATTGCTGAAGAGCTGCGTCGTATCCACGACGACTACCGCCATGCCATCGAAGCTGCCCGCGACGGGAAGCTTCCCGAAGAGGCGCGCGACAAGGCCAGTGCCGACGTTATCGACCTGCGGCACAAGCTCGACGCCGCTCTCATCGAAGACAAGGCCGACCGCGAGGACGACAACCTCGCCGCGGCCATCGAAGCGCGCGAGGCTTCGGCCCGCATCGCCGCCACCGTCAAGAAGGCGACCGAGCCGCGCACCAGTTTCCCCGGCCTTGTGGACTACATCGAGAAGCGCGTGCAGCACGCCAGTTTCAACGTGCCGCTCGAGACCCGTGCCACGTACGACCTGACCACGTCGGAGTCGTCCTACATGTACGGCTCCCGCCTCATCCCGCAGACGTGGGCTGAGCAGGTGTGGCTGTTCGAGATCGCGCAGTCCGGCGTGCTTCAGGCTGGTCCGACCATCATCAACAGCACCAACGCCAACCCGATCAGCACGCCGACCTTGACCACCGACATGACCGCCGCGGCCCGTACTGAGGGTTCGGCGAACACCAACAGCACCTACCCCGTCATCGGCACCGTGCCGTTGAACGGCTACCCGATCTCGGGCTGGGTGTCCATCTCCGACGAGATGCTGCGCGACTCCGGCCCCGACCTCGAGAGCTTGCTCGGCCGCCTCGCCGGTCGCGCCCTCGGTGCCGGTATGGCCGCCTACCTCGGCGACATCGACTCCGGCAGCGGCGAGAGTGCCCCGGCGGCTATCACCGTCGGCGTGACCAGCGCCGCAACCTGCGCTTCGGCGACCGCCGTCACGGTCGATGAGCTCATCACGCTCTACGCGGGTGTGCTTCCCGCCTACCGGGTCAACGGCAAGTTCATCGCCAACAGCGCCGTCACCCTGTCCACCATGCTGGCGAAGAACGGCGAGGGCACCTACCTCTGGGCTCCCGCCGTGGCCGCTGGCGCTCCCGACACGTTCCTCGGTAAGCCGTGGTTCGAGGACGCGTACTTCGACGCTTCCGCCGCATCGAACATCCCCGTGGTGTTCGGTGACGTGGCGGCTGCCTACGTCGTGCGCCTTGTCGGCGGCGTCCAGGTCGACTTCAGCCGTGACTACCAGTTCCCGTCCTTCGAGACCTCGATGCGCTTCCAGCAGGTCTTCGACGCTGCGACCATGGACACGCTGGCCGTCAAAGGCCTGACGCTGGCCGCGAGCTGATCCACTGACTGATACGGGGGCGGCGGTCGCTGGCCGCCGTCCCCGCTCACCCCTACCACTGTCATGGCTTGAGGTCATGTCAGTGAGAACAGGAGCCTTACATGGCTGCTACAGGCTGGCCCGCTCCAGTCCACGACTACCCCGGTGGCGCCGCTAACAGCCGGGGAGCCATCACGTCAGCGGTCGCAAACGCCGTTATGGGTTGGCGCTCGTACACGTCAAACACCGCTACCACCGGCTCAAGCTACGGCGGACGCTTCCAGCACTATATCGAAGGCGCGCAGGGCTCCGGCGCTGCGCTGCGTTCGTACGCGCTCGTCAAAGGCGTCGCCGCAGGGCAGCTCTACGGCGCTGAGATAACGGCCGAAGTCATGTCGACCACGTCATCCTCAGTATCGAACGAGCTGTACGGCATCAAGGGCATCCTCGACATCAACCTCGACTGCTCGACCACGAACGTCGCCGCGCTGGCACTGGTCATCGACGTCGCATCGGGCAAGACCCTGAGCGGCAACAATCCCGCCTTCATCCAGTGCGACATGGCGGGTTCGGGCACGCAGACGCCGTTCCTCTTCTACCTGCCCGACACCATCGGCACGAAGAGCGATACGGCGCTCGTGACCACCGTCGCCGCCGACCGCACCGTCACCCACGGCATCAAGATCAACTGTGCCGGCACGACGATGTGGCTCTCCGCATCGACGGACACGCCGGCTGACTGACGCTGACCACGGCGGGGGCGGGCTCCGGCTCGCCCCCGCCCACACACCAGGGGGGAACGTGGCCTGCCAACGATGCGGCAAGTGCTGCTCGAACGTCGAGATAGTCATGCCCCTAAACGAGGACATGGCGCGCTTCTACAGCTACCACGGATACAAGCTCCGCAAGCGGCTCGACGGCTACATGGGATTCGTCCTCGACGCGCCCTGCCGCTACTTCGACAAGGACGCCGGCTGCCTGATCTTCGGCAAGCCGGAGCGGCCACAGTTCTGCCGCGACTTCTACTGCACGAACGCACAAGGGGGAGACGTTGGTCACTAGGGAGATGATCCACAAGCGCCGTGGCGAGCTACAGGCGGACCTCAACGCCATCGCCGGCGCACTTCAAGACTGCGACTACTGGGAGCACAAGCTTGACGAGATTGAGAAGGGCATCCCGCTCGGCGACCTGATTCCCGGCGCAGTCATCGAGGAGGTAGCGGAGGTGGTCGACCCGTGAGAATCCGCATCATCTTGCGCGACGGCTACGGCGATCGCTTCGGCAACTTCCACGAGTGTGGAGACATCGTCGAGCTGCCCGACCCCATCGCCGTCAAGCTGTTGAAGCGCGGCATGGCAGTAGCAGCGCCCGCGCCCGTCGTCGTCGAGACGGCAGAGGTCGCACCGCCGCGCAACGTCGCCCGTCGCACGAGCAAGCCGAAACCTCGCACCAAGTAAGGGACTCCACCCGGAGCCTTTTTCCTGAATCGAAGGGACCACCACTGTGGCAGACACCTACCTGACCATCGGCAGCAACGGCATCAAGAAGAAGCTGCACGACAACGCCGACACCGACGCCACCTACAGCGACGTCGTCTACTCCGTGCCCGGCACGTTCCCGCCCGGCACCACGAGCATCCTCGCCAAGGCCACCGGCTCCACCGACGGCCTCGGCAAGGTCGCCGCGCTGGCAGCCTCCGAGCACGTCTATGTGCGCTGCGACTGTAGCGGTGCCGACTACGCATACGTCGACTGGCTGCTGAACACTACGGCCAAAGTCGACCTTGGCTTCTACGTCGCCAATGTCATCGAGGACGAAGTCACCCTCACCGTCGGCTCGCTGGCGGACACCGAGACCATCATCCTCAACGGCCTCACCTACACCTCCGAGGCCACGGCGAACACCGCCGCGTACGCCAGCCGCAAGTTCTCGGTCGCCGGTACCGACACCGAAGACGCCGCCGCACTGGCCGCGCTCATCAACGCCGACTACGCCGTCGTTACTGCCGGTACCAGCGTCGCCGCAACCGACAAGCTCATCTTTACCACCGACGAAGGCACCACGACCATCGCCGCCGCCGCCGCCGCGGACTACCCCAATCACCAGTACGCGCTCAACTCCACGGCTGCGACCGAGGCCGCGTCTATCATCCTTGCCATCAATCACAAGGACAACGTGACCTGCGCGTCCGTCTCCGTTGGCGATACCGTCACGGTCGGTGGCGTCACCTACACGGCAGCCGCGGCTGAGGATACCGCGACGCACACCTTCGCGCAGATCACCAGCGACGACGCGACTGGCACGAGCCTTGCCGCCTGCGTCAATGCCGATACCACGGCACAGTCCGCGCACGGCATCAGCGCGTCAAACTCATCCGGCGTCGTCTCGTTCACCCGCGCCGCGGAGGCGAACACCGTCGGCCTCGCGTCCAGCAATGCCACCCGGCTCAAGACCGAGGCATGTGGCGGCGTCCCCGGAGTCATCGCAGCGGCAAGCGGCGTCTCTGCTGAAATCAAGATCACCCCGACGTGGACGAAGGTACTTACCCTGACCGAGTCCGGCGACCAGCTCACCGTCACCGACATCGACTGCCCCGGCGTCTATGCCACCAGCGCAGAGGCCGTGGTCACGCTCGTCCCTGGCACGCCCGCGTCGAGGACTGAAGGCGACCTCGCGCCCGTCATCCAGGCCGTCACCGGAACCGCCGCTGGACACTGCGTCGTCGCCCAGACCGCCACGCTGGCCGGGTTGCAACTCGTCAACGACTACGGTACCAACGGCCTCATCGGCGACGTGGCCGCGAACAACACCACAGCCGGCACGCTCTACCACGTGCCGACCTACGGCTACGACTACGCCTATGTCGACATCTACGCCGACGGCACCACGCCGACCATCGTCGTGAGCGCGACGCCGAGGGTGTGAGCCATGGCAGTCGATCAGACTGCATCCGTTCACGCGGCTATCACCCTGCTGGCCACCACGCAGTCAATCACCACGGCCATCACCACGCCGAACACTGCGCGGGCACTGTCCGTCACCGGCGCATCGGCGGGCGCGTCCCTGACCGGCACCGTGACCCTGACCGGCACAGACGACTATGGCCAGACGGTGACGCAGGACTTCGCGCTCAACGGCGACAACACGGTCTACGGCTCGCAGGAGTTCGCCACCGTCACGACTATCGCCTGTCCCGTTCGCGTCACCGCGTCGGACACCATCTCCGTCGGCTATCAGGACCGGCTCTTCGACCTGCCCAGCGCCCGTGCCTTCCACAACAACGCGCTCGCAGACAGCACCAAGTACAGCGACGCCGACATACTCGCCAAAGAAGCGGAGATACGGCAGTGGCTTGAGCGCGTCTGCGGCGTGGCGTTCATACCCACGGTATATCGCGAGTACATCGACGGCACAAGCACGGCTGACCTGTACGTCAGCAAGTCCCGCCCGCTCGTGGTCACCGCCTGTGTCATCTATGACTCGGACATGACGGCCAGCGAGACGTTCGACGCCACGGACATAGCCGACCTCGCCTACTACGACGAGGGCCGCATCCACCGCCGCAGCGAGGGCTACTTCGACAAGGGCGACAAGAACGTCCTCGTCACGTACGTCCACGGCCACCGCAGCGTGCCCGACCTCGTCAAGCGGGCGGCGCTGCAGGTGTTGCTGGTCGAACTGCCGACGACGAACGTGCCGCTGGCCGCTGAGTCCTACGACTCCGGCGACGTGTCCGTGAGCTTCATGCAGGGCGACGGGTACGGGGACAACTGGCACAGATTGCCTGACGTACGCAAGGCCGTACGCATGTACTCCGAACGCCTGCCCGGTATCGCCTGATGGCCTCCGTCACCACACTGCCGACGTTCCTTGAGAAGCTCCGTGACGAGCTTGAATCGCAGACGGCGCTGTCCGGCGTGTCCGTCTACACCGCCGCCGTCGACGAGGTCACTATGGGCGAGCGTTCCATCGTGCTCGCCGCCGCGCCGGTTGAAGTCGCCTATGAGTACCAGACGATGCCACGCACGCAGGCATACGAGACATACGACGTCACCGGCATCATCTGGGTCTCGGCCCTGGGCGGCGGCGAGACCGCCATCTGCGACGCACGTGACGCCGCCTTCGCCATCCTCGAGGGCGTCCACGACTACGTGGCCGGACTCGTCGGCAAGGCAGAGACCACGGCGGCTCTCGGCGTCGACCACGTCAAGGTCACCGGCTATCGCATGGAGCAGGCAATCAGCGACGCCAGCCGCCACGTCGTGCTCACGTTCACGGTGTCTGCTGACGCCTACTTCACGCCCGCTTAGGAAGGGGGGCCATGACTTGGTATAGCTCAAAGGACGTGGCGTACGTCTTCATCGACAACCTGTCCGTCGCACCGTACCTCAACGCGATGACGATGAAGACAAGCGCCGTGCTCGCCAATACCACCGGCTTCGGTGACACCTGGACCGAGTGGACGGACACGGGCCTGCGCAACGGCGAGGTCACCATGGGTGGCTTCTACGATGGCGGAACCGACGGCGCGGCCATGAACACCGTCGCCGCCACCGATCGCACTGTGTCTGTGCTGCTGGAAGGCAACACCGTCTCCAAGCGGTTCTACCTCTTCCAGAGCGGCCTCGTCTCGAGCACTGAGATCGGCCTGTCACCGGAGGGCGTCCACACCTCGGCACCGGGCTACACCGTCACGGGCGAGGTCAACTTCGGGTACGTGGTCGCGCCGTACGCAGCCCGTACCACGGCAGGTAACACGGATGCGGCCTCGTGCGACGTCGGCGCTGGCGGTATCGCTGCCGGCCACTGCGTCCTTCACGTCGCCGCGCTCACCCTAGGCGGCTACGACAACTGCGTCGTCACCCTGCGCTCAGACGCCGACAACGAGGGCGTCTTCACCGATGAGACGGCCTTCACAGCCGTCACCGCCGTCGGCTCCGAGGTCAAAGCGCTGGCGACGGGTGTGGACCGGTACATGTCCGTCTCGTGGGCGTGGACCGGAGAGGGTACTGGCCAGTCAATCAGCTTCTTCGTCGGGGTTGCTGCCGACGCATAACTACTCAGCCATCTGAGTAGTCCGTCAACTGCCCGCACGCAAGCGGGCTTTTCTATGGCCCGACCCAAGGAGGGCAGTAGCCATCGCGTACTACAACTGGGACGACTGCACATTCGTCTACAACTCGCAGACGCTCACGGCGTTCGTGCGGAGCATCAGCGGCGTCAAGCTCAACGCCGTCCTTCAGGACTTCCACCCGATGGGTGTAGCGTGGCCGACCCCCGTTGACACCGGCCTCCGCAACCACGATGACATCGTGGTGGAGTTCCTCTACGACGGCGGGGGCGCGGCCACTCCACCTACCGCCTGCGCCGTCGGCACCTCGGCGACCATGACCCTGACGCTCGCCACCGGCCAGACCGTCTCCGGCACCTTCATCGTCGCCGACGCTGAAGCCGGTATCACGACCGAGGGCAGCCACACCTGGACGGCTACGTTCCGCGCGAGTGGCACGATCACGTACGACGTCGCGGCGTAAGTGAGCCGCTGGACCGTCTACGTCGAAGGTGAGCGGGAGGTCCGCAAGTCGCTACAGGCTGCGGGCCTCTCGGTCACCAATCTCACCAAAGTCCACCGCGTCGTCACCAAACAGGCGCTGCGTGACCTCAAGGCCGCGTCGCCGATTGAGACCGGGGCGCTGCGTCGTTCCGGCAAGGGCCGCGCCACATCGAAGGTCGCCGAGGCCAAGTTCTCGACGCCGTACGTGCTCAAGCAAGAGTTCCGCCCGCACGGCAAGAAGTCGCGGCGTGGCAGCGGCTGGTACTACGGCCCGGAGGCGAAGCGGTCGCACGAGCGGTGGATGGACACCTACTGGCGCGAGTTGACCGACATGCTGGACCGCGCCTTCGGAAGCTGACAGTCAAGGGGGATACATGCCTACCGTTGACCTGGACGTGATGCACTGGCCTATTGCCGACCTCTTCGCCTACCGCGAGAAGGTGGGCGTGACACCGTACGCGGCTGTGGCTGCGCTGTCAAAGGACAACATCCTCAACGCGCCGCCCGAGTACATGTTCGGCTTCCTTTGGATCGCCGAACGCCGCAGCGACAAGAGCGTCGACTATGACGCCCTCGCCCAGAGCGTCGACCTGGAGACGCTGTTGACGGCGATGACCGACGCCATGAACGAGGTCGAGCCGGACCCTACTACGGGGGCGGACTCCCCACCCTCGCAGACATCTTCACCCTCTGCCTTGCCTACCACTGGACGAAAGACGAAGTCCTCGCGTTGACCACCGAGGAGTACAACGCCGCCGCCAAAGTCGTGACCGAGAGGCGAGCCGCCGATGGCTGATGCGACCAAGACCTATACCGTCCGCGTCGTCGGTGACGCCGCCAGTGTAAAGCGCAGTTTCCGCGACGCTGAGACCGCCGCCGACAAGTTCGCCAAGAAGATGAACAGGGTCGGCAAGACCCTCTCATCGTTCGGCGACAAGATGTCCCGCAACGTCACCCTGCCCATCGTCGCCGGTCTGGGCCTCGCCACCAAGGCCGCCGTCGATGAAGAGAAGGAGATGGCGCTGCTGTCGAAGGCGTTGACGAACAACGCCGCCGCCACGGACGCGCAGGTCGCCTCGATAGAGAAGTGGATCACCGCGCAGCAGAACGCCACCGGCATCGCCGATGGTGAGCTGCGTCCGGCTCTGGCCGCGCTGGTCGCCGTCACCAAGGACACCGGCAAGGCGCAGGATCTGCTGACTATCGCCATGGACCTTGCCGCTGCCAAGGGCAAGGACGTTACGACGATGGCCGAGGCGATTGCCAAGGCACAGAACGGCAACATCGGCATCCTCTCCCGTTACGGCATCGCAACCCGCGACGCCACCGGCAAGATGATGACCTTCGATGAGGTCATGCAGAACGCCGTCAAGACCTTCGGCGGCAGCGCGGCGGTGGCAGCGCAGACCACGGCGGGCAAGCTCAACATCCTCAAGGCGCGATTCGCCGATGTCTCAGAGTCCATCGGTAACGCCGTCATCCCCATCTTCGAGAAGCTGATACCCGTCGTCGAGAAGATCGCCAAGTGGTTCGAAGGACTGTCCGAAGGCCAACTCGACTTCATCGTCAAGGCCGGTCTCGTGGTCGCCGCCGTCGGTCCGCTGCTCTCCATCTTCGGCCGTCTTATCAAGACTGTCGGCGCGCTAACGAAGGCGTACCAATGGCTGGCCACGACTCAGACGACGATGACCGGCACCGGCTTCTTCCAAGCCGGCAAGTGGAGCGAGCTGAGCAAGTCGTCGAGCAGGTTCGCCACCGTGCTGGGGCGCATCGGCAAGACGGCGGGCGCACTCGGTCTCGTTGCCTCCGCCGGGTACGGCATCTTCGAGGCGTTCAGGCGTATCGACCAGGAGGCGGGCTTCCAGCAGTTCGGCCAGTTCTTCAAGGACTTCGGTCTCTCTGGCGAGCGCGAGTTCAAACGCACCGTCGAGAACTACGCCCGCATGGCGCAGCGGATCGAGGGTAACCCTATCGACCTCAAGGTGAAGACCGACGAAGCCAACCGCAAGCTGAACGCGACGCTGGCCACGTGGGAGCGAATCAAGAAGCGCGCGGGTGGTCCGATCAAGTTCACCGCCGATGATTCGGCTCTGCTGGCCACGCTCATGCGCATCCAGCTCGCCCTCGCCGCCACGAGTAGGCAGGCACGCCGCACCGCGCAAGAGATCGCCAACGCCATAGCAGCGGCCGGTGGCCATACCGGCTTCGAGCACGGCAACGTGCCGCTTGCCTCCGGTGCCGACTTTATCGCCAGCCGCCCCACACCCATTCTCGTCGGCGAGGCCGGCCCCGAGCGCGTCACCGTCAACCCGCTGTCCGGCCCCAACGCCGGAAAGTTCGGCGGCGCAGGTGGCGGCATCGGCCCGGTCACCATCCCCATCTACCTCGACGGCCGCGAGATAGCCGCCTACACCGTCAACCTCATGTCCCGCCAAGCACGCCGACTCGCTAGGGGGATGGCGTAATGGCTTTCTCTGCCCGCATCGCCGACCAGGCCGTCACCATCAACGGCTCGGACACTCCCGACTTCGGCGTCATCTCCGACGGCCGCCGCGTGTCCTTCACCGGCTACACCTCACTCGCCACCAAGGCGCTGCGGCTGGCCTTCATATCGACCCTTGCCGGCCGCCTCTCCAGTGGCTGCGACCTCGTGCTGTTGCCGCACAATGCCACCTACTCGCAATCGCTGCGGCTGCTGCCCGGCGGCACGGCGACGGCACTGTTCGATGACTCGTTCGAGCTTGGCAGCGTGACCTTCTACCGCGTCGAAGCCGACTGCGAGCCCTACGCCACCCCCGCAAATCGCGTCATCATGCCCGTCGGCGACGACTTCCCAAGCCACGCCGACGTTACCCGCCATGACGAGGATTGGACTTACGCCGACGGTGGCCGATACGTCATCCGCGACATCAACAAGAGCGGCGGCCAGGAGGAGTACCTGTTCCTCTGGGGCGACTGCACGGCCGGCGAACAGCTCGTCTTCGAGTTCGACACCGAAGTGGTCGCCATCGCAGCCGACTCGTTCAACTGTCAGGTCTACTGGCTGACCAGCGGCGGCGGCGTCATCGGCGACGCGCACTACCCCGTCGGCATGACCACCGCCGGCCGCCAGCTCCGCACGTGGCTCTACCGCGTGCCCGCCACCGCCGTGCGCTTCAATGTCAAGGTCTGCTTCCACCTCCCGACCGGCTACTGCAACGGCATCCTCCACCGCATGGAGATCGGCGTGAAGGAACCGGCCGCCGAGGTCACCGCGCCGTTCTGCCCGCAGATAGGACTCGGCGACGAGCACCTGTGGGACTACGGGTATTGGCCCCAGCACGAGTACACCCGCTCGCACGCCTCCGGCACCAACAACACGACGTGGGGCCACGCTGCGAACTACAGCTCCTGCGCCACGGTCAACAACACCGCCGACTCCATCCAGTGGACAACGCGCGTGCTGCCCTGCAAGCCGGGTGACAAGCTCGTTGCCTCCGCTCTCTCCCAATGCACCGCCTACGCCTCCGGCAGCGGAGGAGTCATCAACGTCTGGTGGTACGACCTCGACGACAACTACATCGGGTACAACAACGTGCGCGCGCCCCGTGCCGCCACCGATGCCTCGCCGGTCGCGTCCTATACCGAGGTGACGGCAGGCTCGCAGGCACACGGCGCTCGCATCGGAGCCTACGTGGCAGCCGGGTCGACCATGACGTGGACATTCTCGGCGCTCACCCTCTCGCACGCCACGGTCGAAGCTCCCGGCAGCATCCGCCTCAATGGTCTGACCACCGAAGTGCCGACGCCACTTGAACTGTGGTGCAACGTCGACATCGAGTCCGACGCCCACTTGGTCTATGTGGGCGTCATGCCGCAGGGCAGCGGCGAGTACATCTGGGAGGCCGAGGCGCTGACATGGGCGGGCACTGGCGATGCCTACGAGACGTCGGCCGCCTTCTACCCAGGCACCGGCAACACCGGCTGGAAGAACAGCGGCACCAACGAGTGCGACGCGCCGCTCGACACGGCCGACGTGACACCCGGCACCTACCTGCTGCTTGCCCGCGCCATGGTCAACAATACGAGCTATGTCGGCACGGTCGGCTGGCGCTACGTGGGCGACTCTACGAACATCGGCAGCGCCACCATCGCGCTGGCTACGCCCGCATGGATATCGCTAGGGCAGGTGACGCTGCCAGCCAAGCGCACGCATCGCGGCACGGCGGCGAACATTGAAGTCTCAATCACCAACGCCAACGCAAGCGGCGCGACCAGTGTGGACCGCTTCGTGCTCATCCCGCTCTACATCCCCGGTCACGAGTGCGGCTATGCCTACTACCATGACTCGACGGCGACTGACGCCATCTCGCAGTTCGACGTGGTGGACGGCACCATCCTCCTGGACAGCGCCGTCGATATGACCGACTGCGGCGGCGGCACGATGCTGGCCACCGACCGCGACCGCCTCATCGTCTGCTCCGAAGAGGTGGCGTCGGATGAGACCACGCACCTGATCGACCTGTTCGTGCTTGCGACCCCGAGGTATAACCTGTGGCGCTGATAGACAGGCTGCACCTCTACATCGGCGCGACCGCTCCCGAGGTCGATCTGCTGCACGAGCCGGGCGTGGACGTGGACGGCCTGCGTTGGTCAAGCGTACTGCCCGGTGGTCATGCCTCGCTGTCGTTCTCAATCGCCGTTGCCGACCCCACGCTCGTGGTCCGCAACGCGCTCAAGACCGATGCCAAGGTGTGGCTGCGCTACGGCGAGACGAGCATCTGGCAGGGCTGGGTGCTGCCGCTGGAGACGGAGATCGGCGCGACCGACGGCGTGGTCAAGGTGGAGTGCGCGGGGACGCTGGAGCGGGCGAAGCGCAACCAGTCGGTCACCTACACGATGGTCGACGCCGACATGTCGCACTGGATTCAGAGCGATACTAGCAACAACTGTCAACTCGGGCTCGACAACCAAGGCCAGTTATTGGTCTTCATCAACAAGGGGACACCGGCGCAAGCGTCCAAGTGGGCTGGCTTCTCGTACAAGCTCGACAACCTGCTGCCGACGGCGAACGATATCGTCAAGATCACCTACGACTACGACATGGACCTACCCGATGCCAACTGGTACGCGCAACTGTCCATCTCAGAGTTTGGGGAGGTCCCCACCGACTCCGTCTCGTGGTCGAACACTGACACGACGGACACCAGCCAAACACTGACGCCGGACCCGAGCACAAACAAACAGTGCGCCGCGTTCTGGATGCAGTCAAACACCGACCGCGTGGTGGCCGATGTCACTGCGACCGTTTACGCCAAGCTCACCAACGTCAAGGTGCTCGGTGCTGCTTCGGCGCTCACCATCGACTCGGCCATGTACGCGCTGCTGGCGACCGCATGGGGACTTGTCGACAGTAAGGACGTCGACACGCTCGACACGGTCAGCCACTACGCCCAGCGCGACCCGACAACGTTGGCCGCAATCATCTCAGACCTCGCCAGCCACACCAACGCCCTGGTCGATTGGGCGCTGTGGGGTAGCACGCTCTATGCGAAGGTGCGCCCTACGCCAGCCGCCCACACGACGGTCGCGGTCCGACGCTCGGACATCATCAGCGACAGCATCTTCGGTGACTACGAATCCGCGCTCGATGGCGTCATGGTGCTG